ATGACCCGATTCCCCCGCATCACCATCCGCCTGTCAGCGGACTTCGAGCGCGAATTTGGCCCCGAGCGCTTTCCCGGCGTTCTCATCGAACCAGGGATCGCGGCCTACATCGTTGACGGCGAGGAGCTCGCGTTCCTGGGCGTCGTCGAAACGGACAAGCCGGGGGAGTACCGGCAGGACACCGGACACGCATTCGTCGGTTACACGGACGACGAAGCGGACATCGCGAAAGTGGTCGATGCTTTACGCGCAATGACCGGGTGGGACCTGCTCATTCGCTATTTCGTCCGCGGTGACCAGGCGGCCGACTTCGACTTTGTAACGGACTTTGCTCGATGAACCGTAATGGGGAGGGCAGTACGTTAAATAAACAGAAAATTCTGAATAAGAGGAGAGGATTTCAATGGCATTTGTCCCGTACAATTTCGGCCCTAAGAAGAAGCGCGGTATCCCGGTAAGAAACGCGCTAACATTCCCGGTTGGCTGGCGTAAAACCATCGTTGGTTGGGTAAATCTGCGCCTTATTGATTGCGCCGACAAAACGGTTATCAACCTGTCCCCGGAGCAATTCGCTGCCCTTGTACCGGAAGCGTCAGCCGATGCGGTTTCCGGAGTCGTGTACCTGACCGCGAACCGTGTCGAGGAACTCGGCTTTCGGATCGCGAGGGAGGAAGTGATTGCATGAAACGCCGCCGATCGCTCCGGCTCGTCGCTGTGGCTGAACGGGAAGGGGATGTGTCCTATGTCCGTCCAACTCGCCCATAACGCGAAAATCCGAATCATTCCGCATCAGAAATCTAAGGTCCGCTGGATCAATTGGATTGACCGCGAACTAGCCGTAAGGTTCGTCGAGGAAGGTGCTGCCGTCATCAAAAATCCGCGCACCATCGTCAAGCTACATACCAGAGGCGAACTGAAACGGCTTGTCCTCGAACGTGACCGCTATACTTGCCGGTATTGCGGACGCTTCGGGAACACGATCGATCACGTCGTACCGCGGTCCAAGGGAGGTCGATCAACGCCGGGTAATCTCGTTTGTGCCTGCCGTAAATGCAACGAGGCAAAGGCAGATATGGATTTAACCGAATTTTTAGCTAGGAGGGCAGCACAATGACCGAAACCATCGAAAAGCTCGTTAGTCGTTACCAACAGACCGGGGACCCCGATCTATTCCGTCAGATTTACGACCAGGTAAGACCGGTTTTCGCGCGAAGAAGGTACACCGACATGTGGGCGGTACAGAATAACGGTCACGAGCTGGCCGCGCTCTATGACGATGCGCTCCTACACGCCGTGAACACATTCTCGTACGGTTCGTTTCTTGCGTATCTCGGGGCAATCATTAAGTGGTGGCGCGCTTCCGCATATCAGAGGAATAAACGGCGGCCGCTTCCCGTCGACATTGACGAGCTGTACAGAAACGTCAGCCCCATCCGTAGCCATGAGGACACCGTAATCGCGCGCATGACGCTCGACCAAATCCGTGGGCTAGACGGAGTGGTCGACGATGTACTGCGCCTCATGGCGGAGGGAATGTCGATGTCGCGCGCCGCCAAGACGTTGGGAGTCCACCACGTAATCGTACGACGGAAACTGAACTGCATCCGCCGCGCGATGGAGGCGTAACCCTCCGCCCGATGAACCGGCGTGTACCGCCAAGCGCGCCGGGGAGGGCAATCGTCCGCGTCCCGTCCGTACGGCGCCAAACGTACGGGAACGGTTAGGCTGGCGCGGAGGGTGTAAGCAGTATTTACACCCATTTCGCATCCGTCCGCGAGTAGCGCCAACTGCTCGCGACTCACCGGATGCCAGCCGTGGGCCTTCCGTACTGTTACCGGTCGCGCCAACGAACCAGTAACGGAACGCCATGCGGAAGGCCTTCGCCACACGGCGGATTTGCTTGTCTGATATGGTATACGAATGGATGCACGAGAGGTTTCGGGGCTGGCGTTATTTTTTTTGTGCGAAACGAAAAATCACTCTGTACTTTATTGTAGGATGTGCGAACAGAAAATTTTACGAAGAAGTGTGCGAAATCGAGCTTCGTACGTTTAACGGAGTAGATATGAAAGAAAAGTTAACTCCTAGGTGTACAAAATCGAAACTCGGTTGTTAGAAGAAGCATAAGGTGCGCGAAATCCTCGGTCAGCACCGGTATATGGAGTGAGGGGGATGGTTGCGAAAAGACGATCTGCTGAACGTTTGGGTAATCGTGAGACGTCTCACGATAAAGTGAAAGGTGTGCGAAGTTGAAAAGGACTCGTATATAACGGATAGATGCGCAAGACCACGTTGAAAACTGTCCGAAAACAATTTTCGCGTGAATAAGTGAGTAGGAGGTGCACCAATTCTGCGGATCGGATGTGCTCTAAAAAGTAGAGGCGGTGATGTCCCAAAAATTCAATTTGACGTGCGTATAGAAAATGAGGGGCCGATGTACCAAAATCGAGGGTCCGATGCCCTTATATATAGTAGAGGAGGTGATGCACCATGTGAGCGCGAGCAACCGGTCGTCTGTCGCGAGAGCCGCGGGTAAACAAACGATTGTAAGTCGATTGTATCGCGAAGAGAGAAACGAAACAAGAGCGCCGCTGACGTGAAGAGTTGGCGGCCAATCCGTTTATTTCGTCGTCAAATGACGACTTTTGGGGCGTTTTTTATCCTTAATTGAGGGAAGGACTTTTTGTGCCCTCCCAATACACGAACAAGGGGGAGATACGATGACCATTACCAGCGAAACCATCCGCAAAATCCGGCGTGTCCACGGTCTGACTCATCGGAAGATGGCGGAGAAGCTCGGAGTACACCATCGATTGGTCCAATTCATGGAATCGGGGGAACGCGCCGTCTCCCGCAAGACCGAACGGGCGGTGATCGAAGCATTCGGGCTGACACCGGAAAAGCTTGCGCGGATCGAGGCTGCTTATGATGAGTTCCATTCGGCAGATGTTGTGTAAAGCAAGGTGCGCACCAAGCACCCTGTCTGAAATCGAATTGAGGAGGATGTCGAATGAATAGTCTGCAAAAAATGTTCGCTTTTGAGGGCAAAGAGGTCCGTGTGATTATGCAGGATGGCGAGCCTAGGTTTGTCGCGAAGGATGTCTGCGATGTGCTGGAGATTGGGAACAGCCGCATGGCGCTAGAGCGCTTGAGTCCCAGCCAAAAGGGTGTAAGTAGTATTGACACCCCTGGAGGAGTGCAGCAGATGTCCGTAATTAACGAAGCCGGACTATACAAACTCATTTTTACCTCACGTAAGCCGGAAGCACAAAAGTTCGCCGATTGGGTTGCCGAAGAAGTGTTGCCTACGATTCGCAAGACCGGCGGCTACGTCGCGAACGAGGACTTGTTCATTGCGACTTACCTCCCCCATGCGGATGAATCCACGAAACTTCTGTTCCGGGCAACTCTCGAAACCGTCCGCAAGCAGAACGAAAAGATCGCGGTCATGGAGCCCAAGGCCGAAATGTTCGACGTGTTTCTGTCCGCCGAAAATACGCAGACTATTTCGGACGTTGCGAAGTCTCTCGACGAGGGGCCACGCAAACTACTTTGGTTCCTACGTGATCAGAAAGTACTAATGCAGCGGGGAGGCGACTACGTTCCCTACCAACAATACATCGACCGCGGATACTTTGAGGTTGTACAGAGACCGGTCGACACCGGAAGATCGGTGATCAACCGAAAGGAAACGCGCGTTACCCCGAAGGGTGTCGAGTTTATTGCGAGACTCCTCAAGAGTCCGAAACAGGTGGCGAGTGGGCAACCGGTAGCGGCCGCCAGATCGGTAACTCTCCGCTTAAATCCCCGTGCTCACTAACGGATTGACTAGCGGCACCTACGGGAGTTTGCTGTCACCGTTTTTGTATATACAAATATCCCACATGAAATAAACGTGTGTACAATAACACTGCGTCGTATTGATGAGATTACAAAAATGTGGCGGTGATTGAGTTGTCTATACAGACTGAAATCATTAGGCGATTTCTGAACGGTTCGACTATGAATGCAATACAGAGAGGTCTCGGAGTTGACCAAAAGACCATCCTTCGAGTCCTGTCTGAAAACGTAGCAACTAGAGAGGTGCTTAAAGATTACTTGGAAAAACACGAGCGCGGCGAGTTTGTAATGTTCTTTTACAGCAGTAAGCCGGGTAGAAGTAAGCTAAGTCCAGAAAAACAACGTAAGATTAGGCAAATAAGAATATCCGACGAGGAAATGGAGCGACTTGGTAATCCTTCAACTACACGGATGCGGGAAATGCTTCTGAAATATAGGCAAATTGAAGACTTTCTAAGCTACTTAGACAGAAATGGAGTAAACCTTTTTCCGGAAGAGATTTTCCATAGCCGACTAAACCCTAATGATGAATTTTGGAAAGACCACTTTTATGGAAGAAACCACAAAGTTTTGGAGGAACTCGCTAGAAGTCCGCGCCTGTGGGAACAAGCGGTGTCTAAAATGATCGGGAAGGAGGATTCAGAATGAGCTGCGATTTCAAAACGTTGGTTGCCGCATATCAAGAGCACGGCGACGAGACCGTCATTGAGCGGATATACGACTACCTCGATTCCGACCTGCACATCGAGACAAAGCGCCATGTCGCCGCAGATGGGACCGTAACCCTGCTGGATGAGTCCGATCCGGCCAAGTATATCGCCTATTCAATCGGCGCGATGATGCACCGAATTTTAAAATCCGGGCGTTATCAACACAATCTCGATGAGGAGGACCTCTACTGGTACTCGAAACACTTGCGCGAGTTTGGGTACCCGCCCCTTACTCCGGACGATAACTTCGCGGTTCTGTTCGACCATTACGATGAAATCCGGCAGATCATGGATAACAAAGCGTTCCTTGAGATGTTATATTTCGTGGAGCAATATCAGCATTACATGCGGGACCTATCGGCGTTATCCGCGATGAAACGAAGTGCCCTCGAACGCGCCCTCTCCTCGGTTGACGTTTCGCGCAGCGAACGGGAAATGGTCGCGTACATTAACCGGGTGTTCCGTACGGAGATACGACGCCAGCAAATGGAGAGAGACGGGGTTGTCCGGTTGCGGACCGAAAATGGGTCGGTCTATGTATCTCCGCGATACGCCGACCCCTGGCGGATGATCTTTGAAAGTGAAGCTGTCGGGACAGAACGCGAACGCATCCGGGAAAGCCTGACCGCGTCGCAAGCGGACCTTGTTGACCGTATCGACTCGATCATTTCGGAGGACCTCCGGAAAGGCGTCCGGTACCTCGCGAAGAACTACCGAGTCGATGAGTACGGCGTTGTCTCGATGAAAAACCGGTACATTGCCGAGCGGCTCGGAATGGAGGAGTCCAACTTGCGTAAGAGGCTGAAAGCGATCCGCCGGAAGGCAAATTTTAACGGGAAGTCCTAACCTGAAACATTCCCATTTTTCCCTATAATTTAATAATGAAGAACAGTTGGTGCGGTAAAGCGGCCTTGGGCCGTAGATTCAAATCGAAGGAGGAAATTACTTGACAGTTACCGCCGGGAAAATCAACACGGGCTCCCTCGGATTTTGGTTTGGGCAGTTTGAACGAGGAACCCCGGACAGAACTAAGCTATCCAGCTTCGTGGATAGGTTGATGAAAAATAACCTAACCATGAGCGAAAAGGCTTTCTACTCCGAGAGCCTTGTTGGTTACTATGAGCAAGTTACCGGTGACTGCATTAAAGGTACCCCGGAGTTCCAGAAGCTGTTTGAATGGATACGCGAAGGGTACGATCCTGGTGTTTATGTTTTCTATTCGGATGCGGAGCTACAACGGCTTAGGAAGAAGTACGAGCCGAAAAGTATCGAGCAGAGGGACGAGGTTCCCGAGAAGTATCGTCTGAATGGGCGAAGGAAGAAGTGCTTTGCCCATGATATAAACTTCGACTACGAGAAGAGGGAAAAGCCCACAACGCTCGAAGCTCAAAGACTAAACTTCAAGCCACCAAAACCAGGGGAGAACTTCGCCTAAGCACTCATTCAAATAAAATTTAGGGGGCTTTTCATGACGGTAGAAAAGGTCGTTTTCTGTCCTGCCTGTGGCGACGAGCACATCGTTAGCCAAACGGTTGATCCTGCCGGGAACGGCGTCGGCTTTTTCTGTACGACCCGCCGCGTAATGGTCGAGGTAACGAGCCCGATGTGGAACGGCGTAAACATCGCCCAACTGACCGAGAAGTTCGCGCAGCGGAACGTCAAAAAAGGAACATTAAGCAGACTGTCCGACGAAAAGTTGTACGGTCTCGCGAAGAAACTGGCGTACTTGTTTTTGGAAACCTCCGAGGTAAAAGACAAGCGCGTCAACTATTACTTCGCGTTGTACCATACTCACCGCGCCGTCCTCGCGCTAAAAGAGAAAGCGACGGTCTAAATCGAAATTAAACGGAGGGACTTCGGAATGGAAAAGATTGCGCACTGCTTCCACTGCGGAGAACGCCATATCGTAAGCGAAACGATGGACGGCCAGGGCAACGTCGTCGGCCTGTTCTGCAACCGCAAGCAAGCGATGGTCGTCGTGAAAACTACGCGCTGGAACGGCGAGGACGTGTATGACCGGTTGGAACGGTTCGCGGCCGCCAACGTCGATACGCAGGCCCTCCGCCGGATCAAGCCGGAAAAGGTCGAGGGGCTCACGCGGAAAATCGCGTACCTCTTCCTCCAGACTGAATACGCGAAGGAACGAAAGATCAATTACTTTTTCGTCGTCTACCATATGCGTTCGATCATCCGACGCATGAAGGCGAAGGCAGCACGTCAGAGGGCGGAGGTTTAATCCGATGACATACAATCCAAATACAGGCGCGGAAAAGCGCAAAAAACCGTTCGCGCCGAAAAGTGATTACGTCGAGGTGCCCAACGCGATCCACCGGCTGTACACGCGCATTCCGGGATTCACCGCGGACCATGCGCTGATGTACATCGTGCTGATGGATTTTTATAACGTCGAGTATGGTTACGCGTACCCAACGAAATGGGACCTCGCGCACCGGCTGAATTGCGGCGAGAATAAACCGAGTCAGCTCGCAAAGTTACTGGAAGAATGCGGGCTGATCCGCGTTAAGCCGGGTGGATTCGGGCGAAACGACATCTACTACGTTTACGCGCCGATAACGGACGAGGCGGAGTTTTACCGCAGGTTCCCGGAGGCGAAGGCGCGCTATGAGCGGCGCAAGGCGGGATTCCAGAAACGGCGCGCCAACAGACGGAGTAGGGACGAGGGGAAGACGGAGGCGGGCGACACAGTGATCGGTTATTACACGGACGGCACGCCGTTCACTGCGCGCGATCTATGATGTTACCACTAAGGTAGTGGTGATATACCACTGATTCAGTGGTTATATACCACCGGATTAGTGCGGTATATAGATTTACTACTACCTAGATTTACTTTAAAAAGATTTACCGATAGCGCATCGCTCGGATACAAGTATCCTCGCTCGCGCCGTCATCATTCTAGTAAAAGATCATGCGCGAAGAATGGTACATGATCATTGAGTGTATCTCTGACGCGTAAGTCTTTGAAAGCATATTCGAAGAAGTATATACGATACCGACCGCGCGGCGCGCCCAGCCCGCGCATTTATTTTCCACGAAAGGGGAGGCAGTCATGGCACGAAGCAAAATCGACTACAGCCGTTTTAGTCAGCAGCAAATCGAGGCCGCGAAGTTGCTGGCAGAACCGTACGAAGATGACGGCACGTTCAAACGGTTGACTTACGCCGAGATCGCGGAAAGAGTCGGCGTTACCGACCGTACGTTGCGGAACTGGCGACAGGACGACGCGTTTATTCAGCTAGTGAACGACTTGGCCGACAAGGCGATGGACGATTTCCTGCCGCGCTTGTACCGTTCATTGAAATACCGGATCGAGGTCGACATGTCTGATAAGGCGATCGAAACAGCACTCAAGCGAATCGGCAAACTGAAAGACACGTCAGAGGTCACCGCGACAATTAAGGATGAGCGCGAGGACAAGGCGATCGAGTCCGAGATTGAAGCGTTGAGGCGTGCGTTGGAAGAGGCGAGCGGAAAAATAACACGCGAGGCCGATTAGGCGGACATCTAATGAAGGGATTCACGCGATCACGGACGGTCACGTTTCCCAATTTTTCCGCATAGCCTGCCTTCCGCGCGCCACCCGAAAAACATAGCAAAAAGGCGCTCCCATTACGAGAACGCCCGGTCGATTACCCGTTCGAGTTCGGCCTCGTTCGGCATCGCGTACCGCCTGGTCACGTTAATGTCCGCGTGGCCTGCGAGCTCCGCCACGGTCGCGATGTCTACGCCTGCGCTGACGAGCTCACGACAAAACGTGTGGCGCAGTTTGTGCGGATGTACGCCGTATTTCTTGAGCATGTGTTGGATCGTACGGGCTGCGATCCTCTCGCTGTCTTTAAAGTTACTAAGGAACAGCGCTTTCTTACTGTCGGTCCTGGTCGCGAGGTACTTCGTAAGGTACAGGCGCGCCTCGGCCGACAACGGAACTGTCCGGGCGATCCCGCCTTTACCGTCACGCACCGTAACCTTACCGGAGCGCTCGCCGATCACGACGTCACTGCGGTTAAGCGCGCACAACTCGGAAACGCGGAGGCCAGTCAGCAGTAGCAGGTATGTGATCGCGATGTCCCGCAGGTTGCCGTCGCGTTCGACCTCGCGCAGTAGACGGTTCCGTTCGTTGCGCTCCAGCGATTGAGGCGCGATGTTCCGTTTCTTCCGTTGCTCCGGTATGCGGACGTTCTCCACGGCTCCAGGACGGCCGAGAAACCGCGAGAAAACGGAGAGGCAGGCGAATACCTTTCCAATAGTTGCCGCGCTCTTACCGGCTTCCTGCAAGTGCTTGACGTACGATTGAACGTCATGACGCGTGAGATCGTCAATGTCTCCGCCTGCTGCCGTGAGCCAATCCGCGAAAGAGGAGAGGGTCTGACGGTAAGTCTTCGCGGTGTTCTTCGACTTGCCTTTCGCAAGTTGGTCCGCGATAAAGTAGTCGATGACTTCTGCGCAACTTTTTTTCATCGTTAATCCGCCCCGTTCCGGTGTTCTTACGGAAATTTTAACCGAAAAATTGCGGAGAAGTCAACTTCTACGACACTTTTTCGAGACCCCACCACGGGGGAGCACCCCCTTCGAGGGGCCCTCGACATGCCTGTAGTAAATACGCAATATGAAAAATACTTCGGGCCTCCGAACAGCGCCGGTCGGCTACGGCCTTCTTGCGTGATATTACCGTATTTTAGCGGAGCAATCCGCCAGTCACCGGTTTGACCCCGGCTTTCGCGCGGTTGAAGTCGTTAGCTACCGTCATTGAAACGGTAGAAAACCGCCGCAACTGGATTAAACCGGAGGTCAGCCGACCCGAAAGCGCCGCGCCTCTCGTTATGATGCGGACCAGGGCGCTGGGAAGCGTCGGCTGGCGTGCGCACTCCGGTATGCTACCGTTCCGGCGCGGATTGCCTACGGGCACCGCGCTTCAAATCCGTATTAGGAGGCGTTCACTATCGGGACTTGTTCCGTTGATATTGCGAAAGCTCATCGCTCGATCACGCAGCGTTACCGCATGGAAACCGAGGACGGCATCATCGCCTTCATCCGTGACCTTCCGGTGATTCAGGAGCGAAAGCACGGACCGGATGGCTACGCGATAGCCGACGTCTTGATGGACTTTCGTACGGCGATTGATCGCGCAGACCTAACGGATACAGAACGGGCGGCATTACGGGAGGGTACCGTTAAGGCCACGGTTCCCCGGAAGATCGCCGCGGTGTTCCACGAATGGAAATACGACGGGGACTAACGCGATGCCTAGGCGTTAGTCCTCTTTTTTCGGAGGTGCCCTGCGATAATTGACGTAACCAATCGCGACGAGCGGCGCAAGCGAATTGCGTTGTTATCGGAGCGCATCAGCCTTTACGAAGCACTCGAAAAGAAATCCGGACTTACTCCGGATCAACGCCGGACATATCTCGATGACCTTCGCGAGGTTGTGAAGTTAAAGCGGATTGACCGATCCGAACATGACATCTTGTACTTCATGTACGAGTACTTTTCGGACGAGCGGAACCCGGAGAATGATAGCAATCTCATTACCAACGGGACGCCGATCGAAGAGGCCCCGGAGTTCCACCGAGAACTCTGCGCGATTCTTAACGTGGTCTCTAACATCGAGCCGACGAAACGGGTCGCATGGGCCGCGCCTCGGGGATCGGCAAAGTCGGCGTACCTGTCGAACTGTTTTCCGGTCCATCAAATCGTGTTTAAGAAGCGAAAGTTCATCATCATCATTTCGGAAACCGACGGGATGGCGCGCAAATTTATCGACTGGATATCGAACCAATTGAAGCATAACCGCAAGTTGCGCGAGGACTTCGGGGAATTGCTCTCGCCGAATAAGCAGCAAAATGAGCGCGATAACCTGGAGGAGTTCGTCACGAAGACTGGCATTAAAGTACAGTCGGCGTCTATGGGCAAGCAACTTCGCGGCGCACGCCATTTGAACTCGCGTCCGGACTTGATCCTTATGGATGACTTGGAGTCGTCCAAAAACACGAACACGCCGGAGCTTCGCGAGAAAAACCTCCTCTGGTTCAACTCGGTCGTAATGCCGATCGGGGACCCCGAGAGGACCGCGTTTATCCTGATGGGTACTGTAGTCCACGCGCAAGGTCTGCTTATGAGCGTCCTCCAGCGGGCGGACTTCGAGTCTCGCATTTTTCAAGCTATTATTTCGCCGCCGGAGCGCGAAGACCTTTGGGAGCAGTTCGAGACCATTCTTCGCAATCAGGATAACGAAAACAGACTTGAGGATGCGCTTGCCTTTTATCACGAAAATCAGGCGGAAATGGACAAGGGCGTGAAGGTCCTTTGGCCTCAGCGATTCCCCTACGTTAAGCTCATGCTCGAAAAGGTTAACATGGGGTCTCGGGCGTTCAACTCCGAGTTCCTTAACCGCGCGATTGACGAGGAGTCTCAAATTTTCAAGCCGGAGACATTCACGTTCTTCGATCGAAAAGACCTTTTCGATGAACATGGGCGGGAAAAACCCTTGGAGTACTTCGGATTTTGGGACGTGGCGCTCGGGAAGAACAATCGTTCAGACTTCAACGCGATTGTAACGGTCGCGCGCTGTAAGCGGACCGGTATCATCTACGTCGTTGACGTCTGGAACAAGAGGTGTCCGGCGCATGAGGCGCTTCGTGTCGCAGCCGACAAAATCAAAGAGTACCGTCACAAGGCGTTCGGCGTCGAGTCTGTCGCGGCTCAGTACGAGTTCTCCCGGCAACTAAACGAACTGCTGGCGAAGGAACGCGTGTATCATACTCGCATTAAAGCAGTGATACCGAGCAATAAAATGCGCAAGGAGCAGCGCATCGAACAGCTTGAGCCGTTGATTGAAAACGGGACTATCCGGTTCATGCGACACCATCGTGTACTTCTCCAGCAGTTGGAGGAGTTTCCGAACTCGGAATTTGACGATGCGATTGACGCAACGCAGCAGGCAGTAGAGCTCTGCATGAAGGGTAGGTCGCGGATGCACTATCGTAAACCGCGCGGATTCTAGGTAAGGAGGGACGGCAACGAATGTCCTTATTCAAAGTTGGCGGCCACTACCCGCCGATTGAACATCGCGAGCGAATTAAGCGGTACCGCGATAATGAGAGGTTATTCCAAGGAGAACACGCCGACGTTTTCAAGAAAGTGCAAGATCGCCTATCCGAAAGACATGGCGAGATCATCTATATCGCAGTTAACCTACCCGGACTCATCTGCAAGAAGAGTGCGGATTTTTTATTTGGCGAAACTGCCGTGTTTAGTGCCGGAAAGCAAGACGATTCACCCGAGCAGCGCGCAATTGAGCGGCTAGTGAACGACAACGACTTGCACATTACAAATTACGAGTCGGCACTCAGCAACGCTTATCGCGGGGATAGTTTCTACAAGATTCGGTGGGGACAAACGTACAATGGGTTTCTCGGCGAATCCACCGATCCTTTCCGCGCAATAATTGAGGCCCAAAACGCTGAATATGTCTTTCCTGAGACGATTCCGGGAGACGCAAACCGCATTCTGGCGTATCACATCGCGCACCCTGTGAAGGTCGAAGATAGGCGCGGGGATAGATGGGTACTACAGGTTGAGTCCCACTATCCCGGCGAAATCCGGTACGCGAAGTTTGAAATCCAACCGTCCAGGATCGGCCCCAACAACGTGGTCGAGGAGTGGATAATTGTTAGCGAGTTGGATGCGGACGAACCAGTTCAAACCGGCGTCCCATTCCCTTTAGTTGTCCATATCCCGAACTATTCGACGGACTCATCTTGGCACGGTATCGATGACCTGTCCGAACACGCCGCTATTTTCGATGAGATCAACAACCGATTAAGTCAGATATCCAGTATCTTGGATAAGCACGCGGACCCGGCTTTAATGGTCCCGCCAGGTACTTTACAAACTGGCGAAGACGGTTCCCCCGAGTTTCGCGTATCGGTCAACAAGGTTTTTGAGGTCGGAGAAGAAGATGGCGAGGTTAAATACATTACGTGGGACGGTCAACTTGAGGCCGCGTTCAAAGAGTTGGAGCGCCTGGTCGACCTACTTTTGACGGTGGCGGAGTTACCCGCGGTTGCACTCGGTAAGGATAACAGCGGTACAAGTGGCGCGTCCGGGCTGTCGATCAAGTGGCGGATGAACTCGCTCCTCGCGAAGATCAACCGCAAGCGGCAGTATTACGACAAGGGACTCCGCAACGTCCTGTATATCGCGCAACTGCTTGAGCACGCGCAATCGGGCAAGAAACCCGACTACACGCCTACATGGCCGAAAATCAACTTCAAAGACGGTCTGCCGGACGATGAAATGGAACAAGCCCAAATTGCACAAATCCGTACGGGCGGAAGACCAACGATGTCGCAGAAAACCGCACTCATGCGACTGGACGGACTTACCGAACAGCAGGCCGAGGCCGAGCTTGAGCGGATTCGCGAGGATGAGATGCGGGAAACGGCGGTTGATTCCTCTATCTTCAACAAGAGTGCCGGAGGTGGCGCAAATGAAGCGGATTAAGGCCGCGGTAGTCGCGCTCTCCTTGGCGGTTGTGTTGTGGTATAACGCGGTATTCGGCGGTGAGCGTTAGTGCGGGAAATCCCGACTCCTACGTATCAATACGAAATTGACCGTCTCGTTGCCGCGTACAAACGGGCTGTTGTCGAGATTCAGCGTGAGCTCGAACGGCTGGACCTAACGGACCTGTCACGAGCGAACGCGCAAGCCGCGCTTGTGGAAGTTGCCCGAATTCTTGCGTCATTGAACGAAGAAGCAGCCGCGTGGGTGGAAGAAAACATTCCCCAAGCGGCGCGAGATGGCGTTGTGCGGGCTTTGGTTAGCCTTGGCGTGGTAGAGACGGTAGAGGAAGCACGGAGTATCGCGAGGTTCAATCGCTTAAATAAGGCGATGGTAGACGCTGCTATTTCGGATATGCAAACGGATGTCCTGGCCGTCACGCAAAACATTAACAAACGGGTGCGAGACGCGGTGAGAAAGGCGACTGCTGACGCGATGCGGGCGAATTTGTCTCGCGGCATAAACGGTCGTCGAACGATCGGGCGTGATATTACGACGGGTATACGCAAACAGCTTGGTGATGCGGCTGACGGAGCAATCCGGGACGCAGCCGGTCGCGTTTGGAAAGTGAACACATACGTCGACATGCTGGCTCGGACGAAGTTGGCGGAAACATACCGGGAGGCGACGACCAATGAGGCGGTATCGCGCGGGGCCCTTTACGCTGTGATCTCGCGACATGGTGCTATCGATTCGTGTAAATACCACGAGGGACGTATCATCCGCCTTACGGGCGAGGGTGATCCGCGATACCCGACGTATGATCAAATCAAAGCGTCGGGGCAATGCTTTCACCCCTCGTGCAGGCACAGCTTTAGCCCGTTGCGCGATCCGAATAAACTTCCCGAGTCCGTTCGAGAGCGGGCGGATAGGCAGGCCGAGCTAGGTGACAAGGCACTAGCAACTGGCAAACGTAATCCGAAGGACGTCGAATGATCGGCGTTCTTTTTTCTTGTCCTGGCGGATGACGTTAAAAGCCGCAAAATCGCCGCGTTGGGCGTTAAAAACGAATTGGAGGTTTGCAGATGTCGATGGAAGATCAAGCAGTAACCACCGAGACTCATCAGGAGATGGCGCAACCGTCTGCGGAGACGCAAAACACCGAAACAGCAGCGCCGGAACAAAAGGAACACATGATCCCAAAATCTCGTTTCGATGAGGTCAATACGAAGTTTAAAGACCTGCAAGCTCAGTACGACAAGTTACTGGCCGAGAAGCAGGAGGCCGACGGGTACAAATCCCTTCACCAGCAAGCGGAGGAGCGTGCGAAAGCGCTCGAAGGAGTTATTGCGCAAATGCTTGAAGCGCGTCTCGAAACAATTCCGGAAGAGCTTCATGATTTAATTCCGGAAGGCCTTACTCCGGAACAAAAGCTCGCATGGATCGACCGCGCGGAGCGCAAGGGAGTTTTCGGCGCTAAGGTCCACAAACCCGTTGGTGGGCCGACGAACCCGCCAGATCAAAGCCCGGTTGATCTAAACGGATTGTCTGCCACTCAACTGTTACGAATTGGGTATTCAAAGCAATAAGACGCCACCGTTAGGCGTCTATTTCATTTCAACCAAAGGGGAGATTTTAAATGGCATTGACACTTGTAGAAGCAGCGAAACTTTCTCAAGACACACTGCAGCGCGGCGTAATTGAAACATTCGCTCGTAACTCTGCGATTCTTGAACTCATGCCGCAAATGGATATCGTGGGTAACGCGTACGCATACAACCAGGAGGGTACGCTGCCGGGTATCGGATTCCGCGACGTAAACGAGGGTTACGTTGAGTCTGCCGGTGTGGTGAATCCTCAGACTGAGAAGCTGTACATCGCCGGTGGTGACGTAGACGTTGACCGCTTCATCGTTCAGACCCGGTCCAACATCAACGATGTTCGCGCAATCCACACTGAAATGAAGGCGAAAGCCCTCGCGCTGGCTATCACCAATCAATACTTTAACGGGGACACGGCCGTTAATCCCAAAGGCTTCGACGGTCTGAAAAAGCGCCTGACAGGTAAACAAGTTATTACGGCAGGCGATAACGGGGCGACGCTGACCCTCACGATGCTGGACGAGCTGATTGACGCTGTCGAGGGTACTCCGGACGCGATTTTCTGTTCTAAAGCAATGCGCCGCGAGATCAAGAAGATTATCCAAAGTCATAACGGTTACAGCGAAAGTGACAAAGACGCTTTCGGCCGTCCGGTCATGACGTACGGAGGTATTCCGATCCGTGTTATCGAGACCGACAACACCGGTACGGAGATTCTGGACTTTAACGAGACTCAAGGTACCGCAAACAATACCTCATCTATCTACGCGGTAAAATTCGGTGCCGAGCAATACGTGTCCGGCCTGCAAAACGGCGGCGTATCCGTACGTGACCTGGGCGAACTTGCCGAGAAACCGGTGTATCGTACTCGTATCGAGTGGTACGCAGGTATGGCAATCTTCCATCCGCGTGCTGCTGCTCGTCTGAAAGGTGTTCTCAAGTCTTAATGGCGGTCATAGCGACCGCCCCTTTTAACCCAAAGGAAGGTGATACCCATTTTTACGATAAAGACGCCTAACCCAAATTACAACGGCGTAACCGAGGGCGTTACTTTCGTAAATGGCGTAGCCGAGGTTGCCGACGAGATCACGCGCAATGTTCTCGTGAACAACTACGGCTATATTGACGCTACCGTTAAATCGGAATCAAAACCGGAGGCACCCGCACCAAAGCGCAAACCCTCCGGAAAATAAACGGAGGTGTAGCGTATGGCGGTTAATGTTAGCGACGCGACCGCATACATCGCGAATTACTGTATCGATAACGAGGATTTCCTTGAGGCGGAAACTGCGAGAAAACAAACACTTTTGAACGTCGCTGAACGGGAGCTGAAACGGAAATACCCGACTTATACGATACCTGATGAAGCGATTTACGAGACGGCGAATGTACTGGCGATAAAGTTTAACGATACCAACAAATTGAGTGCGCAGGGTGTACAGTCGTTTAGTGTCTCTGGCGTCGCGTCGTTTACATTTAAGCAGGCTTCATCCGCAGATTTGTCGCGTCTCATTCCGCAGACTGCGCTCGACATCATCGGTGACGCAAACGGCGTGAAACTGAGCACGCGGCGTGTAGGACGGGCGGTGTTGTAGTTTGGCGATTATCACGATGAAACAGACGGTCACAATTACCCCGGCCGTCCTTGATGAGAACGGAAATCCCGTAACTGATGAATGGGATCGTCCTATCACCGGTACTCCCTATACGGTAAAATGCGCCGTAAACGAGGGGACCAAACTCACTCGTTCGCAGTCTAGTAGCGGTGGAGTCAACGGGATCGGGGCGCAAGAGGTCGTTTCAGTCGCGCAAATCTTCTTTGACAAGAAAACGAACGTCTCGATGTTCGATACCATTACGTTCACTGACGAGTTAGGAAACGTCAGGGTCTACAAACCGATTTCGATTGAGGTTAAGCGGTTGAACGGCAAACGAATTCTAACGGTGGTGAACGTGTGATGTCGTTCGTTTTCGAACTTGACCTGTCGAGGTTTCAGCGAGCGCTCGAACAGGCTCCTGAAACGGTCTTTACAGCCGCCAAACGCGGGATGCACGACGCGCTCGACGATTGGAAGCGTGAAGCTACCGACGTAGCTCCGTTCGCCAAAGGAACGCTACGGCGCGGAATCAATCCGGGAGACATCGAGCAGAACGAGGAAGGGCTTATCGGTGAGATTACGGCGGTTGCTGTCGAGAGCTCTCCGAAAGGGTCCCGATTTAACTACGCGTATTACCTGCACGAAGTCAAAGGCGAAATCAAGAATCCGACGACTCCGGGTACCACGGCGAAGTTCCTTGATGAACCTGCCGAAAAGCACGGTAAGCGTTGGGTGCGGATGATTGAGGATGAGATCGAGGCCGAGATGAGAAAGGGTGGGTGGTGATTGGATTGACTGTACTGAGCGACATGGAGTACATCGCCGCCTTCGTTAAAACGGTCCTGCCACCGACCACGCAAATCAAGTACGAGGTCCCCGCACAGCCAACAAAGGATATATTTGTGGTTCGTCCGTTGGTCAACGATTATGAGTCGGAGACAAGGTATCACTATCGAATCGGCAGGTCGTACCAGTTTGTCGCGTACGGAGCAGATGTGCCGAGCGTTCTCAATACGATGGGCGCAGTTGCTAGGGAAGTGAACGACGGCAAAACGATGATTCCGATTAAAGGCTCGCAGCGGTATATCCGATGCGGGTCTTTTTCGTTTGGAGCCGCGTTCAAGACCGAGGGCGGGGTTTACGCATGTGTCGGCGTACTGGAAACGGAGGTTCGCGAGGCGAGGGCGCAGGAACAGTACGAGAAAATCATGCACGTTTATCCGCGGTATGAGACACGGATACCAATTGAATAACACGTAAGGCGTCGGGACTTTCCCGGCGCTTTTTATTTTCCTGCGAGGAGTGATTCATGGATGGCAACCGGAGGCAAGTGGGATGCGACATCCCTTCCGAGGCGTCCTGGGCTGTATATCAACTTTGTTGAGGCAGCCGCGGCCCAAATCAAGGGCGGAGCTCGTGGCGTTGTCGCGATCCCACTGAAATCGTACACCGGCGGAACCGCGTCGGCCGAGACGTTCTATACGGTAACCACCGAAAAAGAAGCGACCGACCTGTTCGGTTCCGCGAATATTCAATCGATCAAATTCGCGTTGCAAGGCGGGGCAAAAGAGGTGCTCGTTTACACGATGCCAGAGTCCCCAACTACGCAAGATTTCGCGGATATGCGGGCCGCGTTCGACGCCCGCCCATTCAACGTGTTCGTTTACGACGACAACGCGGATTCCGCGGAACAAGACGCTGCCCTTGCGTGGATGAAGACGAACAAAGACGAGGGCAAACACTTCATGATCGTGTTCGGCGGTTCCTCGGCGGACGACAACGACCCAGCAGTAGGCGACGCGCGCTCTATCCGTCTGGCGGACGATTACGCGGTCAACCTCATTACCGGTGTGAAAATCGGCGGCACATCGTACAGTTCCGCACAGTACGCCCCGTTCATCGCCGGATTGATTGCGGGAACCCCGATCAATAAATCGATCACGTACGCGCAAGTTCCGGTCGACGACGTGACGAAGCGCCTGACCAACTCGCAAATCAAAACATCGTTGGAAAAAGGCTCGCTCGTTCTCGTTCACGATGGCGAGAAGGTCAAGGTTGAGCAAGGTATTTGCACGAGTTCTACTGCGTCCAAAACGGTCAAGATTCGGACCATTCGCGCACGTCAAGCGGTTTCGATGGACGTTACAAAGACGGCGGCTGACGCATACATCGGCAAGATCGACAATAACCCGGACGGCCAGGCGGCACTTATCGCGGCAGTCAAAGCCTACCTCGAACGCTTGCAGGCGTCGAACGTGCTGATGGACCCGGTTGTGACGCTCGATCCGCAATTCCAATCCGTTGGAGACTCCGTATACCTGCTGATCTCGTACGTCGAGGTTGACAGCATGGAGCGGATTTTCCTGACCATTAACGTGTAATAAGGGCGGTGAACATAAATGGCACTTGACGCGACTCGCGTTATTAACGGCTCGTTTGGCGAGGTGTGGATGGACGGCCGTTGGCTGACGAACTTCCGACGTGCGGAGGCCACCGTCGAAATCAACAAAGAGGAGATTCAACGGTCAGGTACGCGGTGGGTCGGGCATAAAGTAACCTCGCTGACCGGTACCGGGACGATCTCCGGTTACAAAGTAACGACTGACCTTATCGAGGCAATCGGCCAAATCGCTGACGACCGAAGAGGTGCGTTTGTAACCGAGTTGATTCTCAAACTCGACGACCCCGAGAGTTTCGGCGCTTACCGCGTACGTTTGAAAGGGGTTCAGTTCGACAACATTCCGCTGATCAATTTTGAGGCAGGTTCCATCGTCGAGGAGGAACTGCCTTTTACTTTTTCCGGCTACGAGTTCCTCGACACGATCAACGAAGACTAATCGGGGCGACTTCGGTCGCTCCTTTATTTTCGAAAACAACCCACGGAGGATGATTCATAGATGAAAAAGGAATTTGACCTGCTGCAATCTCTTTTGGACACGGAATTTAAGCCGGAGAAGGACGTGCCCATGCGTCGGTTCGGCGAGCAAGCATCGTTCCGTATTCGTGCTCTCGACGGAAAGGACATTCAGCGTATCCGTCAACAAGCGATGTATCCCACGAAAAACGGCGAGAAGTTGGACGAGGAAAAGTTTGGAACGCTGCTGATCGTTAAAGCGTGTGTGAATCCGGATTGGAGCGACCGGCGTTTGCTGGAAGGTCTTGGCGTTTCCGATCCGACCGAAGCGGTTCAAAAACGTCTGCTTTCCGGTGAAATCGCGAAATTGACCGCAGCGATTCTCGATTTGTCCGGCTTCGGAGAAGATGCCGAGGATGACGTAAAAAACTGATTCGGGCGGGCGGCGAGGCGTATTTGTTGCACGAGATTTTCCATCGTCTCGGCATCCCGCCCCACGAGGTCTACAACGCGCCATACGGGGCTAGACGTTTCATGCTCGACAGTATGGCGCTAATTCTTGAAGAAGAGAAGAAGGCGCGGGAAAAAGCGGGTAGAAACCCGCATGCTCCAGGACCTCGACGTCGAGTGAAGGGGAGGGTGCGGTAGATGGCCTACGAACTTACGGCAAGATTGCGGCTGATTGACAACATGACCGCCCCGTTACGTCGGACAACGGAACAAATAGAAAGAACGCAGGCAGCCGTAAAACGCGTGTCTAGGGCAACAGACCTATATCGAGACGCTAACGGACGATTGCGAGACTCTATGGGTAGGTTCGCGAAAGAACAGAAAAACGTTGATAAGGCACTAAGGAGTTCGGTTACAAGCGCTAGTCTCGTGTCTGGCAAGTTAGTTGGTGTCGCGGCTGCAATTGCCGGAGTTACCGCTGCCGCAAAGACAATGGGCGCTAGTCTTAGGGGCGCGATGGAGCTTGAGCAGAACCAAATTTCGATGGAGCACTTCATCGGCCTGACCGATCCCAAAGGTGCCGCGAAGAAGACACAAGAGTACCTACAGTATCTGCGTCAAAATGCGAACCTGACCCCGTTCGATACCACCGAAGTCATCAATGCCGGACGTCGCGCAGTTAACATTTCTAGCGGGGACATCGCGCAGGCCAAGCGCTTGTTGACGATTGCCGAGGACATGGCTGCGCTGAACCCTGGGAAAACGCTCTCAGACGCGATTGAGGCCCTGGCCGACCTTAAAGTCGGGGAAACCGAGCGGATGAAGGAGTTCGGGTTCAAGATTAGCCAAGATGACATCAAGAAGGCTGGCGGAGCCATGAACATCATTAACAACCAGGTCGCGAAGATGTTCCAGGGCGGGGCCGCGAAGCTCTCAAACTCAGGGGCCGGTCTTTGGAGCACGATCACCGGTACCTTCTCGTCCGGAATTGCAGACATGGGCGTTCAGACCTTGGAGCTTATCAAGCCGCAGCTACAAAAAATTGCGAACTGGATGTCAAATGGGGGGCTGGACCAGGTATTCGCGGCTGGGAGTAAGACGATGGCGAGCTTCGCTTCCGGAGTGATTTGGGTAGTAGAGACTGTATCGAGGTACTGGTCCAAGCTATCTAATCATTTCAAGGCAGCACAACGCCTATACGCCCCGTTATTCCAACGAATAGGGGAGTCAGTCAGAGGCGTGGCCGACGTTGTTTCCGCGAACTGGCCAAAGATTTCGGAGATCATCCGGAGTAACTGGTCGGCTGCGAAACCGGTACTCGCAATGCTCGGTAGCGCATTCGGCGCTATTGCCGATATCGTGAAGGCGTCGTTCCCGACGGTTCTGGACATAGCTTCTACCGTATTCCCGGCGGTTAACAATTTGGTCGGAAAACTGGCGGCGGGAATTACGTGGCTGATCGAAAAGGTAGTCCGGCCGTTGATACCGGTGTTCACGGCGGTTATTGACGCTATGTGGCAGACTCAAAAGCCGATATGGGTCGGACTCAATAACGCGATTGACCTGGTATCCGGTGCCGTTACCGAGATGGTCACGAATTGGGACGGGGTCGTAATTAAGGCCGAGCAGATGTGGCAAGGCATATCAAACGGCTTTAAATCGGGGATCAACGTCATCATTGGCTATCTGAATCGGTTGATCGACGCAATGAACAGCGCTCTAACTGTGCAGCTTCCGGATTGGATGGGAGGGCAATCGTATTCGCCTAATATCCCGAGAATCTCCGAGTTGGCGATGGATTACTCCGCGAATCAGAAGGCTATGCAGATGTTCCGCGACAGGAAAGCGCTTGGCGTTGACGGTTCGTTCTATCATGGGATTGAATATGTTCCCAGGGACGGGATGACTGCGCGACTCCATAAGGGCGAACGTGTTTTGACTGCCGAGGAAAATGAGCAGTATTCAAGAGGCGGAGGCAATATCACGATCGCGAAGCTCGCTGATCAAATCATTGTCCGTGAAGAGGCGGACATCGATCGCATCACCGAAGCGATGGTTCGTAGGATAATCCAAGCCAAGGCGCAAATGGCCTAATCACCGGAGGTGGTAGAAGAAGTGCCGAACTCCATTCAATTCTGGCTCAGTTATAACAACGGCGCGGAAAGATTGCAGCTCCCAGTAAATCCGCCATCCGTATCTGTATCATCCTCGCACGGCTATGAGGAAGTCAACGTCCTGCAACTAGGCGAATACACCGTTATCGGTGACGCCAACTTGCGGGACTTTTCTTTTTCCTCGTTCTTCCCTCGCGATTACAACCCGTCATACTGCGAGTACGAATCGATCCCGGCGCCTTGGGACGCGGTACAGATGATTGAGGGCTGGATGAAGTCGCGCCGCCCCATCCGCCTGACCATTACGGGTACGCCGATCAATGTCGCGGTGACCATCCGTTCATTCAACTACGAACCGGAACGCGCGGGCAATCCCGGCGACATCTACTACGACCTCTCTTTGAAAGAGTACGTGTTCGTCGAGACGAATACGGTCGAGATCGTCGGGAACAAAGCGAAGGTCAGCGCGGAAGCAACCCGTGCGGACACGCGTACAACCCCGTCAACGTACACGGTTAAGCCCGGCGATAACCTGACGAAAATCGCGCTACGATACGGCAAGAAATGGCCGGATATTTACGCGAAGAACAAGTCCGTCATTGGGCCGGACCCTAACCGCATCTATCCCGGACAGGTGTTGACGCTCGCATGACCATGCAGGTGCTGTACGATGGGACCCCGTTACCCGTCCAATCCGTAACGTGGTCGGGCGACATTACGCAAGCAGCGCGCAAACTCGACGTATCACTCGTCAACACAACGGACGGCCGCACGCAGGCCCGCCGGATTGAACACGGAAAGGAATTGCGCTTGTTGTACGATGGGCGCGAGCTATTCCGCGGTCCGGTCTTCGCGTTTAACGTTGACGCACGCGGCCGGATGAGTGTGACGGCGTACGATGAAAACACGTACCTGACGCGTAACCAGGACACGCGAAAATTCGTGAATATGACCGCGAGTGCTATTATACGGCGGCTTTGCGCGGACTTCGGGATTCCGACGGGGACGATCGCGGATACCGGTTACGTGATTCCGAAGTTGATCCTCCGCGACAAATCGTTATGGGAAATGATGATTACGGCGCTTACCTATACGCGAAAGCAGACGGGTAGGCGCTACTTTATTACCTCGCGCGAGGGGCGGCTGCATCTACTCGAACGGAAAGAGCAGATCGTCCGGTGGGTGCTCGAAAATGGCCGGAATATCCTCGACGCGTCCTATGCGCAGTCCATCGAGGACATGCGGACGCAGGTTAAGGTTATCGGCGGCGACCCGGACAAGAAACCGATTATCGCGGTGGTGAAGGACGACGCGCTAATCAAACGGTTCGGCATCATGCAGCACCTCGAAAACGTGGACCCGGACATAACGGCCTCGCAGGTGCAACAACGCGCCAAGCAACTTCTCGCGGAACTCGGCACGATCGACGACACCGCCCGCGTTGACGCGCTCGGCAACCCGGACGTGACCGCAGGCACCGCGATCTATGTCCGCGAGTCTATGACGGGACTAATCGGCGGCTTTTACGTTTCAACGGATTCACACACGTTCAGCGGCGGCACACACCGGATGTCACTGACGTTGAGCGCTACGGACGACCTGCCCGTTATGGAGTACGAGGAGCCACCGGAAGAAAAACGGAAGCGACGGAAAGGAGCGGATGACCGTGTCGACGCCATCCTCAACACGCAAGGCATCGGATAGGATCGAAGGCTCCGGCGCGAGCCAACTCGTTCAGCTCATCCGCCAGATCGGATACAACGACTACGACAGGTTCGAACTCGCCACCGTCGTCGCGCCGCCGCCAGAACTCCGTATCAAAATCGATAATATGGCGCTCGAACTCGAAGCCGACGACGTGTTGGTCGCGGAACACCTTACGCGTCACACCCGCATTGTCACGGTCAAGCACGAACAGGACGCGGAGCGCGACGTTGGCGACACGGAACCGAAGCCGCGCGATAACGATAGTACCGGGTCGCTCGCGTGGACGTATTCGTACGTTGAGCTCCAGTTTGAAGACGTGCTGAAGGCGGGCGACCGCGTGCTCGTCGCGTCCATGAACGACGGGCAATCCTACGTAATCTTAGACCGGGTGGTGACGTACAATGGCGCTCAGTCCTCTTAAACCACCGGAAGAACGCGCGGTCGAAGTCGCGCCCACACCGCAACCATCGCGGACGTACGCGCTTGACTTCGCTACGGGCGAGGTTGGCGGAATGATCGACGGGGAGGCCGCGATCCGGCAGGCGATCCGCAAGGCTATCATGACGGCAAGGTTCCGGTATCCGATATACGGGTACGAGCATCTATACGGCGCAGAAATCGAAGACCTCATCGGCCAAGACCTGCCGATCGAACTCTTGAACGCGGAAATCCCCCGGTTGATCTCCGAGGCGCTCCTCGTAGACGACCGGATTACTGACGTATATAACTTCACGATCACACGCGAAGGAGACGGCCTGTACGTCTCTTTTTTCGTTGATACGGCGGACGGCACATTACGTGAGGAGGTGACGGTATAAGCGTGGCTTACGAAGATCAAACGAAAGACGTGATCCACCAACGGATGCTCGACGCGAGCCCTGCGGATATAGACAAGCGGCCCGGCTCGATCACGTACGACCTACTTGGCCCGGCAGCTATCGAACTGGAGTCCGTGTATATGGAGCTTGGAGCGGTACTCGATAAGGGGTTCGCGGACACTTCGTACGGTGAGTACCTAGATCGTCGCGTCGCGGAGCTCGGAATCACCCGGAAGCCAGCGGTCAAAGCCGTTGGTTCCGTTATTTTTACGGGAACGGACGGGACAGTCATTCCGATAGGGACCGAAATCTACACGAACGACGAGAACCCGGTTTACTTCGTCACAACCTCGGACGGGACGATTACTAACGGGTCCGTCACGATCGCCGCGCAAGCCAAAGAGGGCGGCGTTCGCGGCAACGTAGCGGCCGGAAAAATTACGCTCACGTCCGGGAATATCACCGGCATTACGTCCGTTACGAACCCACAGGCGTTCGACGGCGGTGTTGACGCTGAATCTGACGCGGACCTCCTCGCGCGCTATCTCGACCGTGTACGGACGCCCGCCACGAGCGGGAACGCGGCGGCGTACCGTCAGTGGGCGTTAGAGCGTCCGGGGGTCGGTGACGCGAAAGTGTATCCGTTATGGAACGGGAACGGCACGGTAAAAGTCGTGCTAATCGACTCCGAGCGAACGACGCCGACGCAGGCGGTCATTGACGACGTGGCCGCGTATATCGAGTCGGTACGGCCTATTGGCGCGACGGTGACGGTGGTCGGCGCGACGGAGCTTCCGATTAACGTATCCGCGACCTTGACGCTAGAAAGCGGGTATGCGGTAGAAAGCATACAGCCGACGATTGAGGCCGGGATCGTCGAATACCTCAAGTCCATCGCGTTCAAAAACGAGCCGGTGCGTCTGTCACGGATCGCGAACATTATCCTCGATACGGAGGGCGTAACGGACTACGCGAACCTGACTATCAACGGAGGCACCGGTAACATTACGGTCCCGGACGGTCAAGTAGCCGTTAAGGGTACCGTCACATTTACGTAAGGAGGCTAAGGAATGTCCGGAGCCAGCAACTATACAGAGGAATTGATCCTTAACATTACGCTAAACGGCATGGCGTACACGCCGCCTCCACAAGTTTTCCTCGCGTTGTTCACGACCGACCCAACGGACGCAGGCGTGGGTAACGAGGTAACAGGCGGAGGCTACGCACGACAACAGATTGGATTTGACGCGCCGAATAACGGGGCGACTTCGAATAGTGCCGACATTTTGTTTCCCATCGCAACAACCGATTGGGGCACGATAACCCATTTCGGTATTTACGACGCATCCACGGGCGGCAACCTCTTGTATCACGGACCACTTACCGCGAGTAAAACGATCCCGGCGGGTGGTCAGTTCAAGTTGCCGCGCGGCTATCTGACCGTGACGGTATCGTAATGAACCGGGGGTGGTCGCGTGGCTTCTAGCGTTGATTTTAACCGCGCGGAATTATTCGCGTGGGATACGATGGGTCAGTTTACGTGGGATGAGATCGGCAATTTCATAGGCGCAGGTAACATCGCGGTCACCACGTCATTGACCGGCAACGGCGTCCGCATCGATATCGGCGCAGCCGCGATTAACGTAGAGACGGCGGCCGAAGCGTCCGTCTACGCGTACAAACGGAATCTTGCGCGTGATATGCGCGATTACCTGCCGAAGTATTACGACGACTCTCGCGTTGTTGCGAACCTGATTGATCGCGAGGCAGCGGAGTTGCAGGTGCTCAACGCGGAAATCCAATCGGTACTCGATCAGTTTTTCGTTGATTACGCCACGTATGCTCTCGACCGGTGGGAGCGCCTCTACGGAATTCCAACCGATCCGACTAAGACGATCGAACAACGGCGGGCCGCGATAAAAGCGAAACAACGCGCAACGGGTACGACGACGCTCGCCATGTTGCGGAATCTGGCGCAAGCCTATTACAACGTGGAAATCACGGAGAATCCCGCCAATTACGAGATCATTATTAACGGTGTAGGAACGAACGGGATTCCTCCGAATCTGGACGAGTTCAAGCGGGTAATACAGGACGTGGTTCCTGCGCACATTGCGGTTACATTCACGTTCTCGTCCGTGAAATGGACGGATTTGGATGCCGCGACCGTCACGTTCGATACGGCGGATACAATGACGTGGGACCAGTTTGAAACGGCAACTTTTAACTAAGGAGTGACAGCGGTTGAGTACGTATAAAACGACGCACTTAGGCCTCCATTCGTGGGCTGGTACTGATCAAGTGAGCCGCCTCGAGTTCAACGAGAACTTTGCGGCAATCGACGCCGCGCTCGGGAACTACCGGAAACAAGTCGATACGTCTACAAAGGATGCGAAAGGCATCTATACGGTGGTCAATTATAAGCGTGGTGACGGCACGCTATACATGAAGTCTACGCTCAGTGGCGGAACGTCTCCGAACTACACAACGGATACCTGGCGCTTTTATGATGCTTCGGGGGCAACGGTGGTCAAAACGATCACTTGGACGCTGACGTACGATACGGACGGCAACGTAATCGACGCGGTGCCTGCCGTAAGCTAACGAAAGGAGGACGGCCGAGTGGACATTACGAATGTACTCCGGGCACACGGGATTGGCGTCGGAAAGAAACTCGTGGGAGACGCGCAACCAAGCGATGTTCGCGCGGGGAAAACGTTCAGTAACGCGGATGGTAACGATAAGGTCGGGACGCTGCCGGTACGGGCGACCTCCGCACAGACGATCACACCAGGGACGACAAACCAAGTGCTACAAGCCGGGATTTATGACGGAGCAATCACTGTACTAGGCGACCCGGATTTAGTTGCTTCCAATATCAGGAGTGGAATCAACATCTTTGGTGTGGTCGGCAATGTCATTGAAGGTAAACGATGGGGAACGGGGAATATTGGCACCCTGGCCCCACAATCAAGTCAGACAATCTCGGGCCTGAGCTTCATACCAAAGACTATCATTATATCCTACCACACGAGTTCTTCTACATCTGCCAGCACCCTTCGCTCTGACTATGCTTGTCTGATAAGTTCTAACGGGTACTCCACTTGGTCATCTGCGGAGGGGTTCGGTCTTGCAATCGTATCTACACAACCCACTGGTACATCTTTTACTATAAACAACCCTTCCTCAACAGCGACAGCATATTACGTTAACTGGCTTGCTTATGAATAAAGAAGGGAGAGGGTGCTTGCATGCAAAACGTAGGCCGCAAGATTTATTACGATAAATTAACCGGAAACGTCCTCGTCGATACTGGCGAAATGTCGGGGGACGTCCGCGAAACAACAATCGAAGAAGATTTCGCCGTATACACGGTACTTTCCGGTCGCAACCCGTCAACGGTCGGCTGCCTTCGAATCCCCTACGGTCAAGACCGTGATAAATTCGCCCGGTACGCATATCACGTCGATCCAGCCACGGAAAAGATCGTTTGGGACTTGACTCCCCCGCAACAGGAAGAAGAGCAACGCAAGCAGACGTTAGAACAAATAGTCGCTCAGTTGGAACGCGAAAACGTCGATCTGATGCTTGCGCTCACGCAAGTATACGAGGAACTACTCGCACTTCAATCGGGAGGTACACCGTAGTGGCAACGATTTACTACCGATTAATCAAAGCCGGACTCAAAACGCTGGACGACGTGCCGGATAAGCATAAAGCGGAGGTTCAAGCGCTACTTGACGCGGAGGCTGAGGCGTAGCCAATGCGGGCGGTGGCGCTTTTTCTATTACGACTCATACTCGGGGGAGGAAATGAGATGGCTGTAATCTACGCAACGTTGATCGTCAAGGGGTACAAAACGATCTGCGACGTACCGAAACTGATTCGGAACGACGTGCGCCAAGTCCTGATCCAGTTGGACGCCGGGCACCTGGCCGAACCGACGTGCACTGACGAGGTATAACGCGTATGGACGATATGAAAGAGATTCGTACGCAGTTGGCGGACGTTCGCGAATGGCTCGTGCGGCTGGATACGAAACTTGACGGAATGGCCGACGTCAAGAAAACGGCCGACGCCGCAAACGAACGGTCGAGAGAGGCGCTTGCACTCGCGCAAGAGAACGCACGCGACATCGCCGAGATCAAAGCGGACGACCGGCGTAAGTGGGGCGTCATTATCGGGATGGGCACGAGTTTTATCGGGTCCATCCTCATCTATTTTCTGACGAGGTGACGGGATGAAAACGTTCCTCAACGATCAAGACGGTCTGAGCGAAAAGGATTACCTGTTACTCGCGGCCACGACCGTCTTTTTCGTTTTCGTTGTGATCGGGCTCGTTCTCGTTTTGATGGGGCGGCCGATCGACGCGATGTACATTACGCTCCTCGATATGGTCGCGCCGGTACTCATGACAGTTGCAGGCGGCGTGTACGGTGTCCGCGCGGTCCAGGAGTTCCGGAGACAACCGCAGACTGACGATGAGCCGCGCAGAGAGGAGGAAGACAACCGTGGAACTACGAGTCCAATCTAACTTCCTGACGCCAAACCCGTACTCGCGCCCCGGCACCCGTTTAAAGCGCGTAAAAGGTGTCGTCATCCACTGGGTCGCGAACCCGCGCAGTACCGCGCTCAACAACCGTAATTTCTTCGAGCGGAGAAAAGACGGCAAATCCGGTTACGGGTCCGCGCACTATATCGTGTGCCTCGACGGGTCCATCGTTCAATGCCTGCCGGAAACGGAAATGGCGTATCACGTCGGGAGCACCACGTATACGAGCGCGGCCCTTACGCGGCTATCCCGTTACCCTAACGATTGCACCATCGGCATTGAGTGTTGCCATACGGATTGGGACGGGCGGATGACGGCGGAGACTTGGCGCGCGACCGTGAAGCTGGCGGCCCAACTGCTGAAACGGTACGGGCTGACCGCGAATGACCTGTGGTTGCATAAGGAAGTCGTTGGCTGGAAGGATTGTCACCGCTGGTTCGTGAACAATCCGGCCGAGTGGGCGCGGTTCAAACGAGAGGTTGCGGAAGAGATGGTGGGCAGCAGCGTTAAGCCCCCGGAAGCCAAAAGAGCGGAGGTCGTTTATCTGATGAGTAAATACTTCAAGGACATTCCCAAAGAGCTGGAGTGGTGCAAGGATCACGCGGACTCTCTGTACGAGAAAGGCGTGCTGAAAGGCGACGGGCAAGGCCATCTGAAGCCGACCGATCCGTTAACGCGCGCGGAGGCCGCCGTGTTGATCGACCGCGCGATTGACTACGTCATGAAGGAGTTGACGCGGAAATGATCGACTGGAAAGCGAAACTCGGCTCTCGTAAGTTTTGGGCGCTGATTGCCGGTGTAGCGACGAGCGCTCTCGTCCTGTTCGGAACAGACGCGGATACCATTACGAAGGTTGTCGCGTTGATCGGCGCGATTGGCTCGTGTGCGGTCTACATGTTTGCGGAAGCAAGCGTCGATGCCGCCCGCGCGAAAAACGAATAACGAACGCCCTGGTAGCGGATCACTTCCGTTGCCGGGGCGTTATTTTTTTTTTTGTCCCAAACGGTCGTGTTACGCTCTAACGGAAAGGAGCGTGATTAGACGTGAAACCATCGTTCTATTACGTAGTGCCTTGGCGCGAAGCCACCGACATTCGCCGCCGACTTGATGAGGTGCGCGTAACTTACGCGGTAACATCGTTACCGACCGGTGAGGTCGCATTCGTGTTCCCGGATTTGCCCGTTCGCTTGTACGGTCGCGTCCGAGAAATCTTCGGGAGGGACGGAAAACCCTATAAGCCCTATTGATATTTTCGGTTTCCTTGCGGTAAGTATCTGGGCATTGAGGGAATGTATTGATATTATAAGAAAATAATGGTATACTATTAAAAATTTTTAATATTATGGCGGTGAATTGTAATGTCTGGAGTGTATTGGCTCATCGACGGTTCATACATCTATAAATCGCTAAAAACCTACCCAGGAAAAACTTTAGACTATAAAAAGCTACGACAAAAAATTGAGTCCATGCTAGGGAATAAGACAACTGCTTACTACTTTAACTCAACTCCGGATCCCGCAACCGACCAGCAAAATGCCTTCCATTCATGGATGAAGAGTGCGGATGGACCGAATATTAGGGTAGAGCTTTACGAGTTAAAGAAGACGGAGGTAAAATGCCCGGACTGCGGACATAAATTCGTAAAATTGACTCAAAAAGGAGTCGATGTCGGGATTGTTACAGCCGCTTTAAAATTTCAACATAAATATGATACCTTGATCCTTTCAACGGGTGACGGTGACTTTTTAGATACTGTTAAATACATACAAGAGGGTTTGAGTAAGAGGATAATATTGGTAGCCTTTAGACATGGGTTATCTACCGATTTGCAACAGTACGCAGATGAGGTATGGTATATCGATGACTTCTTCGATGAAGTTAAGGACGCCCGTTTGTCACAACCGAAGCCCTTTGAAAATGTGGACGATGTGGTGGAAGTTGAAGGTTGAATTGAAGCATTATAAGACTACATCGTCTGAAACTATATTACCGCTATAGCTGATAAGCTCGGAAACCCTGTATATAAGGATGCAAGGTGTACAAAACCGTCTCCCGATTTAAGTAGAGGCGGTTTTTCTCTTTTATTCGCTCGGAGGCGGCGTCATATGTGCCATGAACACGACTTGCTGCTCATCGCCAACCCGGAGAGAGTTGATCGCGTGCCACTTCGGCATTTTCATGTAGTCGTCTAAGGTAAACGGGGCGAGATCCTCCTTCAAATCGTAGAACGTCTTTTTACTGGCGCGGTAGACGTGGAAGTGCGGCCCCGCGCTCTTTATGATTTCGGCCAGATCGCTCGGTATCTGCTCCCACGAATGAAACATCCATACATAACCGACGCGCCATTTCCTCGACTCAACCGCGGCGCTTTTCCAGGCACGAGCGGATCGGAGAAATTGGTGCGGCTCATCGAATATCACAAAGAAGGGGAATTGCTTTTCCTCCTCGCGCAACGTCATAGCGAGATCGATCTTGACCGACAGTAGGTTTACCACGATGTCTACCCCGTCAGGGCCGAGCAGTTTCTTCGGCACGTCGATGATCACCGCTTTCCTTTCGCTCATTAGCGCGACCATATCGATCGAGTTATCCGAATCTAAACACTCCGCAAGGTACTCATCTCCGAGGATCATATCGAGCCGGTTGTAGATCGGCGACACGATCCGGTTCTTCATCTGCGGCGTTTCCCGTTTGAACTGCTCAAGTGTCCTCCGGTGCATCCCCTGCGGCATATCCGCGATTACCTCTGCTAAGTACGTCTCGTTTTCGAATATCTCCATGATTTCCGATAGCTTGCCTGTTTTCATCCCCATTACTGCTGCGCGCAAGAACCTGGCAGTTTGCAGTACGTCGTCTGCCGCAGTATTAAAGAACGAGATGATCGCGTTCGCTAGTCGGTTCCGAGCCCGCGGTGCGTGCATAACCTCACAGAAGTCGAGTGCAAACGGCGTGGTCCCGAGCCGAATACGCTTTATCTTCTCCGGAGGGAGCGCGGCCTCGGCCTCGTCACCGATCTGCCCTTTCGCGGGATCAATCGCAAAACATCCGAAACCGTTCCGTACGGACTCCACAACGAAGTTTCCGGCGAATCCGCGGGTCTTACCGCAGCCCATCGGCCCAATTACGACGTGAGGTAAGCAGAGTTCGTCGTAATTACTCGTTGGCATGTACACGGTATGGGTCGCGCCTTTATGCGTCACCTCTCCTAGCTTCATTCCGCCGGAGGTGACTAGATCGGGGAGACCGGTCTCCAATAGTTTCACGCTGTCGAGTTTATACTTTTCCTGTAGTGGTCGCGTAGGAAGAAGGAAGAGGCGGGAGACCTCCGGAATAGACAGATAATCCTTCGCGAGTCGGACACCGGTCGACCGTTCCTTCATTTTCCGCCAGGTCTTCGCGCGATCCGTTTCATGTGCTACAAGATAATTGTCTCCGTCGAGCTCACGGAAGGCCATCGTCACCATCCGCATGATCGCTTTCGCACGGGGACCGTCCGGGCAGGCGACCCCTATGCGGATTATGACGTCGAACGCATCGCCGCGTACCTTTTGGAGAGTCTCGGTACGCAACTTACCATCGCGTAGTATGGCAGCGCGTTCGGCACCGTCAATGTCGATCGGCTCCGGTTCCTGACCGGTCATTAACTCGGTGACGAGACTGATCGCGCCGAGGACCGTCTTCGTGGCGAGTTTAAGCGCGGTTTTCCCGACCGTTCGCTTATTGAACGAGAGCTTTTGCGGCATTTGACCGGCTTTGAACTTCTCGTACGCCTCGGCCGCGCCCGTGTACCAATCTTTTTCCGCAGGGACCGCGAGTGTTTGGATATATACTGCGTCATCGGCCTCCAGCGAGTTTATCGTTTCAAGCAACGAGGAGAGCAGGGAGATTTCCCGTCTATCGACTTTGATCGCGAACATGTAGTGGTATTGCGTCTCTAACGAACATGTTACGTCTGGCTCAATCGTTAGGGGATCGTCAACCTCCGTTATCGTTACGTTCGGCCACGCCGTTTCGATCGCTTTCCGACAGAGTGGCGATATATCACGCGGGACCGTAACGGTAAATGACGTATCTCCGCGTTTCAATACGGTTTCAAACGATACAAAGGGTGGCCGGTCGATTCTACGCCCGTTCCATCGTTCGAGCGGCGTCTGATAGATACACAACGTCTGAGCGAATTGCTCAACGGCTTCGTTATTAAGTCGGTTGTCCGGCGTTATCCGCAGATGAACTATCTCGCGCCCGCTGATACCGCTTTGCCCACGCCGACAAGAATCTTCATGATCGCGGGGGCAAATTGTACTCCGACGAACCCGATCGCGGCCCATTTCAGCATCGCGATTCCCTTCGATTTCTGGCCGATCATTACGAGGAGAAAGCTGCCCACGATCATCAGGAAGCATACCGGGTACGAAACGCTCTGCACCACGTCGATTATCGGGTCGAACGCTCTCACGATCATGTCCGACATCGACGAGGCGCTCGCGGTTTCCAAATGTAACACGTATGCCGTTGTCGCGCTCGCCAGGAGAGCGGTGATCTTGCGCTTTTGGCGTGGGGTTAGCACGCTCTCCGTTTCGGTAAAAAAATCGGCCCATTTGATCACCTCGTACTTTTCGCGTCGAAATTTCGGCAGAGTTACCGTCAAAAACATTGTTTATCGCTCCTTTCGTATGGAAACACTACGATCAAACGAACTACAGGAGGGACGGCCATGCCGCTGCTTGTGTACGCGGGATATGCGTTAGGGGCTACCGGGACGGGAATCCTCGTCTTGAAGATTTTGATCGATACCGGGATCATCTCACGATAA